GCGTGTTCGCGGATTCGAATAGCCTTTGGTATGTTCCGCCCGTGAGTTTACCGGGCTTGGCAAAAACTATGTATGCCAACGGTACCCATGCCAGCGTGTTGGAGTTTAAACAAAATCAGCTTCTTGCGAGCTGGAAAGACAATCCCATGATTCAAGCGAAAGAAGCCCACGCGGCGTTTAAAGATTTCGAGGTGTTCGATAACGCCTATTTTCTCGCGATTCGTAATTTCTTGGGCGGCATCAATCGTTATGTGTGGTTGCCTGCTATTAATGTGCGCGTCGGCACAGACAATAATTATTTCTTGCTCAACTCGAACGGCAGTTTTACGGAATACACGACCAACGACATTGTCCATCTAAACGGTGGTGATATTCGTCAAGCCATCTACGGTGTGCCGACCTATTTTAGCGGTATTCAAAGTATTTTATTGGGTGAAGCGGCCACATTGTTTAGACGTAAATATTACCTGAATGGCGCGCATTCTGGGTATGTCATGGTGACGTTTGACCTAGAAGACGCGCAAGCCGACGTACTAGAAGACGCGATGAAGCAAACAAAAGGACCAGGTAACCACCGCAGCATGTATTTGAACATGCAATCGACCATCGGCGGCAAACCTGGCTACACAAAAGACCGTGTTCAAATCATTCCTGTTGGTGACTTTGGTAATAAAGACGAATACGACAAGATCAAAGAAGTCACTCAACAAGACATTCTGAACATGCACCGCGTGCCCGCTGGCTTAGCATCAATCATGGCAAACAATGCAGCAGGCCACGGGGATTTAAAAAACGTGCGCGAAGTGTATTACGACTGCGAAACCGTGCCCAAACAAGCGATTTGGAAGCAAATTAATGACCAGTTGCTAGGCCGCGCGAAAATCGATTTTAATGAGCCGCGCTGGTTAACTCAAACAACACAATAGGTGCCGTATGAATTTTAATAAAAACCTGTTTAATGCGTTTGGTTCTAGCAGTGTGCTATCTAGCCCAACAACGGGCAAGGCGACGGCCACGAATACTCAGACCGCGCAATTACGCTTGCGGCTCGATACGCTGTTACCCGTGGAGGGCGCGGTAGTTGTCGATCCCACTTTGCCAGATTCTGTGAAAGTAATGAATTGCCAAGCGGCGCTACTAAACTACGGACTAGGTGCGAACAATTTAAACGCCCATGTGCAAACGCGCCTTGCGTCGTTCATGGACGATATGCAAGTTGCCAGCGCTGTAAAAGAGATAGACGGTTACATTAACGACGCATCTAGTTGTGCGAACATCAACACGATTGCGGGCACCATGGCGGGCGCAACGGACAGTATTCTGGATGCCACAACCGATATTTTGAACGAACTAGACGCAGGCATTACCGCGTTTGATGCGGGCACAATGGAAAAACCAGACTTTGAAGACTTACTAGACCGAGTCACTGCTGAACTGGGTAACAACGTGGTGGCCATGTTGGGAATGATTGCCAACGAAGTGGCCATGGTCCAGAACATGTACGCCACACACATGCAAATGGCGAAATCGTTTCAAGTGGAAGCATTGATCAATGATCCGTGTGTAAGACCGTTTCTGGTACAGCTTGCAGGACCAGAACTTAGCCAAGTATTAGTCGATGATTTTGGGGTTGAGGATTTAGGACTTTAAAGATAAGAAACTCATTACTTCATTCCATATCTCACTAATATTCTTTTAAACCGCGCTTTGTACTGTTCTTGATTTTTAGGCGGTAGCCATTCATCTAAGCCTTTTGCACCTTTTTGTCTGTTTAACCTGGCTTCGACGGCGACGAGGTTTATTGAGTCGTTAGCAAACTGTTTTCGCTTTTCCTTGCTCCATTTATCCGCGCCATGATCCCATGCCCATTTCAGTGGCACTATGTGGTCTATGTCTATCTTTGACGCATCAAAGATCACATCACCGGAATACATGGAAATCCAACGGCCAAAGACTACACGGCACTGCTTGTCGGTATTAAAACGAACAGGTGCTGTTGATAATGAAATAAGGACCTCTTGTCGTGTGTTCTGACAATCTCGGTCAACGTCTGCCCAGCCGCTACCGAACTCACTTCGTTTGTATTTCGCCCCGTCCGCAAGCGCATTACCCGCCAGCAACAACGACACAAACAGACAAAAAACACACCATATCTTCATCATGGAACAAACCTTACAACGGTTAAAAATTAAAAACGTGACGTGTCACGCTTGGCGAAATTGTTTATAGTGGCGCTTTACGCAAAACTGACAGGATGGAACCATGGCGCTAAAACCGTGTAAAGAATGTAAACAAGAAGTATCCACGAAGGCGAAAGCCTGCCCGCACTGTGGTGCGAAAAATCCAACGGTATCAGGTAAAGAAACCGCTCAAGGCTGTTTAGGAATAATTATTTTATCCATCATTATCGCCGTTGTTGTTAACTCATGCGGTGACGATGACGCCACCACAAAACCAAAAGAGCCCACAAAAACACCAAAAGAAATAGCCGCCGAAAATGCTGCATGCAGACAAGACCTTCAATGCTGGGCTACAAAACACATTATAACCGCTCAAGTTTATTGCCCAGACTTAATTGAAGATCTGGCGAAATATCAATTTGAATGGACAGATGGTTGGGTTGACTCCAAATTCACCCACTTTTCATGGAAAAATAAAACAGATGGGACTATCACTTATTTCGGAGACAAACTAAAACTTCAAAATGGTTTTGGCGCTTTCCAGAATTACACCTACTCTTGTTTAGTTGATACGAACACAGACTCTATTTTGAATATTGACGCCCAACCGGGCAAACTGTAACCACCCAATAAACACGCCCCATCATTGGGGCGTTTTCTTATCCTTCTTTTCTATAACCCAATGCCGACTTGATAATATCGGCTTTCGCTCGCCACAGCTTGGGCAGTCTTTTAATGCCGCGGTATGTGAGCCTTGGTCTTTTCGCTTATAACCATTTTTCAGCATGCATTGATGACACAGCTCCAAAACACTTTCATTTTCTTGTTTCATAAATCGCCCGCATACTTCAGCCCAAAGAAATCCATTATAAATTCGTCCATTTCTTCTTTTATCGGTATCCCGTTTTCGTCACAGCGTTTATTTTCGCCCTGGCTACTCACCAGCACGCGGAAGCCATAGCCGTAAAACAGAAAATATTCCGGTCTATACAGGCCCACATTTTCATCGTCTTTTGTGTACCGTAAAGCCGGCTCATTATGCCGACTAACCAAAACCCTTTCTTTTCTTTCTAACATCACACTTTTGTGAGAGTCATGCACTTCAAAGAAATTAAATTCGCTTTTACCTTGGCCGTGAAATTTACCGTCAAACAGTTTAGGGATTTTTATAAAATCCTCTTTTTCAATCTCGCCTTTTTTAAACTGGCAATGCATGCATTTTTCAATCTCATATAGACCACCAAGCCCTTTTCTAAAGCCATGATCTATGCATATTAGTTTCTGCCTCATAAGCCACCCATTTTTTCATTTGTGCGATCAAATCATTATGCATCAAAGTTTCGACCTGTCATGGTTTTTAACAGGCATACGCCGTGCACCCATAATCACTGCGTTCCTAGCCCTAGCCAAATGACGATCAAACAAGCAATGTTCGTCACGCTGACAATTTGGATCTAAGCAGTATCGGCAATAGGGTGTTTGTTCTGGTTTGCTCATCCTTGCTGCGGCCCTTCCTATTTTATCAATAGCCTTATCGATTGCCTTTCTATCATGCCTAAAATCATGAAAGTAACGGCCTGCTGGCATATCACATGACGTTACCGCGTTCATATCGATCTTGAAATCATGGTTAAAAAAGTGGCTTTTCGGCACGGGTATAGATTCCGCGACGCGTTCGCCTAGTAGCCGTTTGTTGTCGCACTCCACGACGGCCACTTTCAAAAGTAGTTCGTCTATCAAGTGCTTTGGTATCACGTAGCTCTCTACACGTCCATGGCGGACGATAGCGACGGTATCGGCACAATTTACCGCCGTGGCGAGCGTTCCGTTGTCTATCTGCCCTAGGGTGATTTTTTGGGCGTCTTCTATCGTGGTTTCTAGATTGTTCATGCTATGCCCCTTTCCCCTCCAACAGTTTATTCGCATTTTCCGCCTTCCCTATTGCCATATCCACATAATGAATGGCCGTTTCATTTTCCGTATGCATATTAACCATGCCGATATATTCCACCGCCTGCTCTATCTCGTGTTTGGCTTTTTCAATGCGCTCAATCTTATTTTGCATTGTCTCCCGTGCACATTGGCACTGTGTCGAATCGCTATGACATTGATGGCAAACAGGCGCGATACTTAGCATGCAGTAACCAACCGGCAACCCCCAATTACCACAATCAACAATGTGTGTAATGACTCGGCGCACGTTCTCTTTAAACATACTGCCACCAAAAGCACTTCCCCCTTTTATCGAAAATGGATAAAACTCTAAAATGTCGCCAACCTTGTAATCTCGGTCATTTATACGGATCTCAGCTTTTTTCTCACCAATTACCAAACTACCCCAGAACATTGGATCTATTTTCAATTCATGTACTTTCATCGCTATAACTCCCCAGCGTTAAAAATTAAGAACGTGACGTGTCACGCTATTGCCTTTCTTTTGCGCCTGCTTTTTCTCTAATAAATTCAATTACCATCTTTAAAACCCACCAACCTAATATAAAAATAATTAACCTCTCCACATGCCCCAAATCAAGCGGCCCCAACGCATCCAAAACCGCTTTCAACAAGATAAAAGCCAAAACGTCTAACAAACAAAAATCTCGATTTAAAAAAATCCCCTTAAAACCCAACATTCCCCACCTCACCACTAAAGCCTCAGTTTCTTTTCTTCTCGCGTGTACCAGCATTCCGCCACGCCTTTTAACCTCGGTAGGCCAAGTCCATTTTTGCAGCCCATTGGTAAGGGTTCGCCGCAAAAATCGCATTGCCCTAAATGCTGCTTTTCCGCTTCCATTCTGGCTTTGTCGCGGCGGATCAGTGTGGCGAGATATTCGTTCACCTCGTAGGGTTCGGCCCCACCACGGTAAGCGCGTAGTTCGTCCAGTGTGTCCACTTCGGCTTGCGATAATGGAACTCGGTATTCATGAATACCGAGTTCCGAATTTTTTTCGGCGCCTCGCTGGCGTTTGGCGCGCTGGCGCTCTTTGTCTTGCTGGCGCTTCCTATCGGCTTTGGCTTGGTCGGCACTGGACACGCTCATACCCCTTCTTTTTTCGGTATACCGTCTTGCTCGGTCCAATGCTCTATATCGCATTGAGTTCCTAATTCTTCCGCGCTTCGTTCTCCTGCAATCAATTCGTTAATGGTTTCAACGCAACCTTCACAACCACAAAAATCACCGCCACACTCGCAAGACTCTTCATTGTTATGCCTTTCAACACTAAATTCTTTCACCTTCAAACAGTCCTGGCATAAAACTTTTTCAAGAAATCCGTACATGCTCACCTCTTCAAGTCCAATTCGTTTTGCTGGTTAACCAATGCGCGGGCCATGTCGTAGACATCGGATTGTGGCGGGTTGATGTAGTGTTTGAATTCCATACCAAAAACCGCGCGCGCGCCGCACCCGTCCTTCTCTACGCACTGCACGTAAAGTTCTTTGTAAAACACGTCTTTTATGTCTTTTGCTAAATCATTGCTGTTCGTGATAATCGCTTTGCCTTTACACCGTGGACATTTAACCCGTACTGACATTTACGCCACCTCCACCGCTTCCGGTTCGCTGATTTCCGAGGCCGAAACTCGGCCCCGTACAGTTATTGACACGAGTCCAAGGGACGGCTTCGCCGTCCTCTAAAGAAGAAGACCCTTTTTTACGTACAGTCCACTCGTGAAGGCGAGTCACCAACACACTAATGTCATCAGCCACGCCTTTTACCGCCTTAACCATTTCGCCATATTGGTTCTCTACCGCTTCGCCATAGTGAATTTTTAGCGCCTGATCACGACCAGCAAACACGCCGCCCATGAGTTTGATGAACCCACCATAATCAGCACGGTTTGCCGCGTGATAAATGTCTTTGAAAAACTCTGGTGCATTGTCTTTGCCGAACTTACGCAGTTCACGCCACACCGTGACGGACGCGCCCCCAACGAATTGAAACTGACGGATATGATTTAAACGCGCCCACGCAACAATTCTTTTGGCCGCATCAGACCCGCTTCGGCCAGTTTCTAGGTCGGTATCGACGTGTTTACCATGGATGTTTTTAGAAATGTATTTGACGATGTAACCCACGGCAGAGCCTTTTTCTGGGTCAATCTTTTCGACTTTAACGCGGTACTTTTTCGCGCCCGCTTCGTTGCCATCTTCTGCCAACGCGTAATCGGAAAACGCCTGTAAAAATCCCTCTGCCCTATTCGGCTCCACCCATAGCATCAAATGCCAATGCGGACTGCCATCATGATGCGGCTCTACCGTTCGCAAACCATAAAACGTTATGCCATGGCGATTGCAGTACGAACGAAAACGGCGCCAAACGCCGTTTAAGTAGGCATGAGCCCCGCGAACATTTGGGCACTCAGCGCGCCAAAACTTTCTATTTCTGACACTGAAATGTTTCCCGCCTTTTTCAATGGATGTAATCGGATGATATTTAGACGGCGCCGTAAGGGTAAGAAAGTAGCCCTCGTGCCCCTGTTCTTCCGCTAGTTCCTCCAAGCCCTTGGCACGAACCACCAATTCAGAAAATCGATTATCAGGATTGGATACGCACTTTTCAGACAATTGGGCCAGCGTGAAAGACTGCCCCAATTCGTTAACCGCCTCCCAACTTTCTAAAAAGGCTTTGTTATTTTCCGCTTGTCTTTCTGCTTTCTTCAGCGCCCAATTAGACACATACGGCGATTTATAACGCTCTACTTCGCCACACTCTCTCAATATATCTTCGACGATAACCCATTGCTTTTTAGCCTGTCTTACCCACCACTCCGTGGTGATCATGCGAGCCATAAAACCCAACACTCTGGCATCATCGTCCCAAGCGTCAAACTGAATACCTACATCAACAAGCTGGGCATGAATAAAACCCTTTACCCCTTCAATGCCGCTTTCTAGATAAATACCCATCATTTCGGTTTCGAAGTAATTGCTCTTTTTCCACGCCCATTGCTGCAATTGCTCGCCGTCTAACTCTGTGATCATCTTGTCGCAAAAGTGAAGGCGCTTAACCACGCTACGCAACCACACCATGGCGGTTCCTTTTGGCGCCCTTTTCCTCACCTCTAACTCATACAAACGATCACACTCTTTACCAACAACACCCCGCATTACCGACACTTTCGCTAATAACTCAAAGCGCTCAATAACGCCACGCAACCAACCGTTTGCAGCGACATAGCCTTTTTCTGGGTCTAACTCGTCAAGACGCTTTTGCAAAACGGTAGCGTCCTCACGACTTACACCCGTTAATAACTCCTCTCGCCAAACAAGACACTGTGGCGTTGGATTTATCTCAAACATTATTCACCACCTCCACGCCATCCAATGCACGGAAACTTTGCGCAATATCGCGCATAACAATCTCATGCCCTGAATGACCATCGAACAAACCCGCGACCCGTTCTAAAATAATCATCTTGTTTGCCAGGTCATGAGCAGCACCGTTCACGGTCCAAGACTGTGTAAAGTGCGTTCCTATCACATCGCGCATCACGCCTTTTTCCAGCAATAAGAATTTATCCAACTCGCCCGTTATCGCCGCCCTTACCATGCGCATCAACATATCCAATTCAAAACAGCAAAGCGGGTGCTGCATCTGATTAAAAAAACCATCAAACAAATACGGCGTTTTCTCGACTGAACTAGATAAAAAAGAAGGCTGGTCGCGCAATTTCATCAGCGTGTATTCTGGTGACCAAATACGCATAAAGGATTCACCCGCAATGCCGCCTCGGTCTATCTCGTGACAAACAAACATTTTCGACCAGTGATTACCGATCAAACGCAATACGTTTAATTCCACCGCCGTGAACGTGAACAAAATGGACTGAACTTTCTGTAATGTTTTTGGTTGTGCGGTCATGGCGCTGTTCCTCTAATGCTTTCTTTTCTTCTTTCCACGAACGCCATATTTTCTGGCGAACCTCTTTCGGCGGCATCATCCGCAGCATAGTTTTTAGCTGTTCGTATGACAGCTCGATAGCTGAACTTCGCATTTACCTTCCCCCTGACTCCAAGAATCATATTCATCAGCGGACACCAAAAGGTCATGTCTCGCACATTCCGGACAACTAAGTTCACCACCCACAATGCAAAATGACGCTTTCGACAGCGCACCGCGCCAACCGCAAAAAATGCAATGACAAAGCGCGTCTTGATCCAATGCTTGCAATGCTTTTTGCTTTTCATGAATTTGCTGTATAACGCCTTTCATAAAGCACCGCTTTTATCGTCTGTATAACAGCTCAAGGGGTGTGATAATTTGCATGTGTCATCCTCGCGGTTCATGGCGTCTAACTCGTCGCCACTGACTAAGAATTCAGAATGGCCGCAACTAGGGCAAAACTCCTTAGCACCCAGAAAACCC